AAAGCGGCTACTGCTGGTGACATCCGTGCCATGATTGTGTCGGGCCCGCCCGGCGTTGGCAAGAGCTTTGGTGTAGAGCAAGAAGTTGAAAAGGCCTGTTTATTTGACAAGATTGCCGGCAAGCGCCTACGTGCCGAAGTTGTCAAAGGCAGTGCAACCCCAATTGGCTTGTACCAAACTCTGTACAAATATTCTGACGCCAATTGTGTTCTAGTGTTTGATGACTGTGACAGCATTTTGCTGGACGATGTTGCTCTTAACTTGCTCAAGGGTGCCTTGGACTCGGGTAAGAAACGTAAAATTAGTTGGTTGTCGGAGTCTAGCACTCTGCGCCGCGAAGGCATCCCAGACAGTTTTGAGTTCAAAGGCAGCGTTATCTTTATTACCAACTTGAAGTTTGATCAAATGAAGTCGCAAAAATTGCGTGACCACCTGGATGCATTGCAAAGTCGTTGCCACTATCTAGACTTGACATTGGACACTATGCGTGACAAAATCTTGCGTATCAAACAAATTGCCAAAGATGGTGTGTTGTTCCAGGACTATGACTTTAACGAGTACCAGCAAGACGACATCATTGACTTTATGAACACCAATCAAACTCGTCTGCGTGAGATGAGCCTGCGTATGGCGCTGAAGATTGCAGATTTAGTCAAGAGCTTTCCAGCAAAATGGAGACTCATGGCAGAGACAACTTGCATGAAGAATGCGTGATCAAAGTTAGCTCCCGGACTGTAGACATACAGTTCGTTTATAACAGGCACTTTGGTGCCTGTTTTTTTGACATTTATAAAAATATAGTATATACTTGCACTATGTTTTCAACATTACACATTGAGTTAGGGCATGATAACTTTGATTTAAAGTTTCGATTGCTTGATTCTCCTATAACCGAACTTTGGATTGAGCGTATGCAATCTCGACAATCCTACACACTTGACAATCCCAAGAGATTCTACGGGTTTAACAGTCAAGCGGAAGAAATAACAGTTGCAACTAACATGATAACCAGGTGTATTGATACTATTAATGCACACCAGCTGATTGTACATAGACCGTTTACTAATGTGTATGATCAAGATTGTTTAAATTATCTACACAATATCTTTGAACAGTATCATGGATTATTGGATCAACAGGATACTGAGTATTGGAATCAAGCACCGGGCTCTGTTAGGCAAGCACTTGCAGATCTTAACATAGCAGTGCATAGATGTGAAACTGCAAGCCAAAACAACCTGCCAAGATTTGTATGCACATGGTTTGGTATGCCTAAGATAAAGACCTTACCACTGGACATGATGAAACTCCATGGTGTTGTTAGTCCTGCTTGGGGATCTGTGTGCTTGAACTATGTTGAAATAGGAAAGACTCTTGAAGACCTTGCCAAGGACAATGACACTTACATATCAGACAATGCTTTCAAGCCTTTTAATTTTTACAGTGCAGATTTCAATGTTAAATTTTACGAAAAAATTCCTGATTTAAACAGCATGTCATCCTATTACAATACGCATCGTAAATTTTTTAATCAGTACGGTATTACTGCATTTAATGATACAAGACTACTGCCATTGCAATTTCCAGTGGCCGAATTAGTCACTCAATTTGATAAAGAACAATTACTTGATCAAATCCAACAAAGACAATGTGTAAATAAAGTATATCTACAATGAAACACTGTATAATAACAATTAAAGATGAAGTCAATATCAAACTCGACGGACTTGATCTTGATGTCAGGCGAAAGTTGGTTAACACTTTTAAATACGATGTGCCATACGCAAGATATCTTCCCGCAGTACGGTTGGGACGTTGGGACGGCAAGGTTAGTTATTTCCAAATGGGCGGCAGTACATATGTGAACTTACTGCCTGAAATTATTTCCATACTTGAAGATTTCAATTACGATATTGAGTTAGATGATCAGAGAGATTATAAAACTACATTTGAGTTTGAGCAAGTGGCAGAAAACAGTTTTAGTCAGCACACTTGGCCAAAAAATCATCCTCGAGCCGGAGATCCAGTGTTACTAAGAGATTATCAAGTTGAAATAGTTAACAACTTTTTAGCCAATCCACAGTGCTTGCAAGAAGTTGCCACCGGAGCCGGAAAGACAATCATGACTGCGGTATTGAGCCAACGCTGCGAATCTCATGGTCGTAGTATTGTGATTGTACCTAACAAGAGTTTGGTAACACAGACCGAAGCTGACTATAAAAATTTAGGATTAGATGTTGGTGTATTTTTTGGAGATCGCAAAGAGTTTGGTCGAACACACACTATATGTACCTGGCAAAGTTTAAACGTACTGCTAAAGAATACAAAAAATGCCACCGCCAACATATCTATTGGGGACTTCTTGGAAGGAGTTGTATGTGTCATAGTCGACGAAGTACACATGGCCAAAGCTGATGCATTAAAAACTTTGCTGACAGGCGTGATGAGCCGTGTGCCAATTCGCTGGGGACTAACAGGAACTATTCCCAAAGAAAAATTTGAAAGCCAAAGTCTTTTGGTAAGCATTGGACCAGTAATTAGCCAATTGGCTGCAAGTGAATTGCAAGACCGTGGTGTACTGGCACAGTGCCATGTAAACATCGTTCAACTGGTTGATCACGCAGAGTTTACCAATTATCAAAGTGAATTAAAATATCTATTAGAAGAAGAAAATAGGCTCAAAACAATTGCTAATCTTGTGCGCCAAGTTAACACAACCGGAAACACTCTTGTGTTAGTAGATCGTATTGCAGCAGGCCAAGCATTAGTAGCACAATTAAATGATGCGGTATTTGTATCTGGATCAACCAAAGCAGGAGATAGACAAAGTGAATATGATGAAATTGCAACTAGCACTGGTAAGATTATTGTGGCGACTTACGGTGTGGCCGCTGTGGGTATTAATCTTCCTAGGATTTTTAATCTGGTTCTTCTGGAACCCGGAAAAAGCTTTGTCAGGGTTATACAATCTATTGGGCGAGGTATTAGGAAAGCGGAAGACAAGGACCATGTAGAAATTTGGGATATTACCAGTACTTGTAAATTTGCTAAACGTCATTTGACCAAAAGAAAAACTTTCTATAAGGAAGCTAACTATCCTTTCACACAAGAAAAGTTAGAATGGAAGTGAAAGGTTGCATTTTTACAATGCAACATGTATAATAAACACATGCGAATATTAACCCTTGACAACGAACATTATGAATTGGATCATCTTCCAGAAGAAATTGAAGATATGCGTTTTGCAATCTTAGACAATTCAACTCCTGTAGATCCTGACTATCATTATATACCACTGATATTTTTAGAAAGCTTTAATGCACCTGCATTGGTGCTACGTATAGGCGAACATAGAATAAAAATGCCCATGGATTGGCAAATACTAATTGGTGAGCCCGACTTGGGCGATCTGGAAGTGTTACCGTTAACCAGCATAAATGATCGAGGGTTTAAGGTATTTGAATTTAATCCGCTGAGCAGTTTTAGACCCAGTTTTCCAGATATTGAAATTATAGATGTGTATCAAGAAGTTAACTGGTATGCTCCTAAATTAAAAAACGGACAAATGTTGTGTGTTCCCTTAACAGATGGTCCTAAACCCGAATGTGTTTATTTTGTAAAAGATATCAGTCGTAATTGTGAAATCGTGGATTACAACAAGGCATGGTAATGAGTGATAAATTAAACATTGCTAATGAAATGCGTGAGTTTGATTTAAAAAATCAAAACTTTTACACTGATCTCACCGATGAAGAAAAGAAAAAGTTTAGTAATTTTTTAATGATACGTTGGGGTAGCAGTGTACAAGGATCTCGGGACCTGCAAGAGTTTTACGTGATCAGCACCAACGAAAGATTAAACAAACATTTTTTTGCTATTAATCGTCATCCACAATTGCAATGGTTGTGTGCAAGCACAGTGAGCCCTGGCATGGGTGCCCATCGCCATCAATGGATAAGTCCCAAGAAAAAAGACGAAAATGCAGCCAATGCTGGTACAAAGAAAAAACAATTGATGACCATATTTCCCAATCTCAAAGGGTCGGATGCTGACTTACTAAGCAAAATAACAACACAAAAAGAAATTGATGCACATCTACGTGAACTTGGCCAAGAAAAAATAAAATGAAAGTATATAAACATTTACTTGTAAGTGGCTGCAGTTTTACCAGCGACGGAATTGGCGGATCACCTCCATCTTTGTCTAGTGATGGCGGTTGTAGTTTTGCATATGATACAGAATTTATTCCAAAACACAGTAAATCATGGGCTGGATTTTTAGCACAAAAGCTAAATGTTAAAAGTTTAGTTAACACTGCAGCTGCCGGCCATGGAAATATATTAATAGCAAACAGTATATTAGAATGTTTAAATAGATTTGGCTATAACTCAACTGACACACTCGTAATTGTAAATATTTCAGACCCAGCACGATTTGATGCGCCTTGTTTGTACAACCATCCTGGAGTTGACGACAAAAATATACCTTGGGACCATACCCTACTACCGTATTCGTATCTTAATCGATCTAATAAAATAATAAAAGATATAGAAAAAAATATTGGAATTGAACAAATAGAATATTTAACTACAAATTATGTTGAATTTTTATTTACTTTATTAGAAAATCGAAATATAGATTTTTATTTTTTGACAATGAATGATTTTAACAATTCGTATCTAACAACAGTATTAAATAAGTTTAATAGACATTTTATCAAACTAAATCCTGGTCCAAGTATGATACAGTTTTGCCAACAAACCAATTCTACTGTAACAGTAGATGATTATCATCCAAACATAATCGGACATAAACAAATTGCCAACATATTATATACGCATATAAACCAATGACCTACGCATGCCAGTATTGTAAAAAAGATTTTATAAAAGAAACCAGTCTTTTGGTACATAGTTGTGAGCCACGCCGTCGAAGACAGGAACAATCAGAGCGTGGCGTTCAATTAGGATTACAAGCATACTTAAAATTTTATCAATTAACCCAAGGTTCGGCAAAGTTAAAAACATTTGATGATTTTGCTGATAGTCCTTATTACAAGGCATTTGTAAAATTTGGACGGTATTGTGTGGATATTCGAGCAATAAATCCTGCTAGATTTATCGAGTATGTGCTTAAACAAAATAAAAAAATTGATCATTGGTGCCGAGACAGCACATATACAGAGTATCTGTTAGATTATTTGCGTGTGGAAAATATCAATGATGCATTGTCTAGAGCCATTGAATTTGGCATTACATGGCAAGAGCAAACAGGTAACCCAACACACGATTGTTTACGTTATGGTAATTCGAATGCCATATGCCATGCAATTGCTAGCGGACGTATAAGTCCTTGGGTCATATATAATTCTGAGTCTGGACAAAAGTTTTTGTCAGAACTGACGTCTGAACAAATTGCTATGATTTGGCCATATGTTGATTCTGACTTTTGGATGAAAAAGTTTCAAGACTATCCAGCTGATCAAGAATACACCAAGGATATATTACAGAAAGCAGGTTGGTGATATGATACATGTTGATTTTCAAGGTGGTGCCCATGGACATTATTTAGAATTTGTATGCAATGTCATAGCAGGAGTAGCAGTTGATGGATTACCGTTTAGTAATCTTGGCGCGGCGCATAACAAACGTTATAAATCACAAAAGATATTTTATGCGGATCATTACTCTTACAGCAATGTACCATTTGTATCAGACAAAATAGTTAGTATACAAATCGATACCACTGATTTATTACAATTACAACAAATTAGTTTATTAAGAGCAGGTGGCTGGAATATTGACAATAATTTACTTGAAATAGACACATTCAATAAGTTAAACACTTCATCTTACATATGGGTACTCGACACATTAATAGATAATTTTTTTGTAAATCAAGTACGACAAAGTTACCATGCAGTTAAAGATTCATCTTGGCCAGATATCAATACCCTAGATGATTTTAAAAAATTACCTACATGGATTCAGGATGAATGTAGAACACAACATAATTTAAAATTACTTGAATTGTCATCTGAATTGCCTGATTGTCCACGCAAGGTCCTTCGAGAATTTTTTCAAATTGGTTTTGAAAATCCAACAAAGATGGGATTTATGGCTCGACAGCTTGATGTAAAATACAGTGAATCGTTACAAGTATATGTATTTCCCTTTTCATGTTTTTATAATACAACTCAATTCTTACTAGAAATTAAAAAACTTGCTGACTGGGCACAACTAAGTTATAATTGTCAAGATAGAATTGTAAAAATACACGAAGAATTTTTAATTCGACAACCATATAAAAATTCAAAACACAAGTGTGATAGTCTAGTAGAACAACTACTAACAAATAGCAGTGTAACATTACCAGAATTAGATTTGCTGGAAGAAGCATATGTTAACGCAACCCTTAAATGGAATTATTTTAAATGAGTGCAGATATTGATATTGATTTTGCTGATCGAGAACAAATTTTAAAATTAATTCAGCACACGCCTGCACGACAAATAGTTCAAGGACAAGCCAGGCGGCATAATTCTGGAATTTATGTCACAGATATACCAAGAGATCCTATTAATAATTGTGCAGCCATTGATTATGAGTCTGCAGAACAACGTGGATATTTTAAAATTGATTTTTTAAACATGAGTGTGTATCAGCTTATTAAAAATTCTGAACACTATAAAGAAATGTTAGCGGCTACACCGCCGTGGAATAGATTGTGGCAAGACTCATCATGGGCAGGTCAGTTGGCACATGTGGGCAATTACACAGAATTGTTAAAATCAATGCGACCCGACAGCATTCCCAGAATGGCAGCGTTTATTAGTATAATACGTCCGGGCAAAGCTCACCTACAAAATAAATCTTGGAAAGAAG